TTTATCAGTCAAAGAAACAGCCGACAAAATTCGTGATCAAGCCAGACAGTTTAATATCGCTTCGTCAAGAATCATTGCGGATGAGGACGGAGTAGGTGGCGGGGTGGTTGACATACTAGGGTGCAGGGGTTTTGTGAACAACAGCAGACCATTACCTAACCCGCTAACGATGCAGGATGAAAACTACGCTAACCTGAAAAGCCAGTGCTATTTCAGGCTGGCAGAACGGATAAATAAAGCAGGTCTTTACATACAGTGCGATGATGTGGGTATAAAAGCGCATATCATTCAGGAATTAGAACAGGTAAAACAGTATAACATGGATAAGGACGGGAAACGGGCTGTATTACCAAAAGATAAGGTGAAGGAAAAGATAGGGAGGTCACCGGATTTCGCAGATACCCTAATGATGCGGGAATGGTTTGAACTAACCCCGCAGATAGACATAAACGCAATACTGAGGATGAATAGTTGATGGGATTATTAGATAACATAGGCAGGATATTCAGGCGGTCTGGTAAAAATCAGGTCAGCAGTTCTTTGATAAACATTGGTAACACCGAAGTTTACACCCCTATCAGTAACAGCGATGCTATTGAGAAAGGTTTTAATACTAACGCAGCGGTTTACTCCATCGTGATGAAAGCGGCCAGCAAATTCGGAATGGTACCCCGCTACGTGTACGATGCTTCAACATCAGAGGAAAAAAGCTATAAGATAAAGGCGGCTAGAGGGCTTTATACTAAGAACAAGGATCTGGTAAAGCTGCTGAACCGGCCTAACGAATACGAATCGCAGGACGAGTTTTTAACAAAGGTAGCGGCTAGTTATATCGCAGCGGGTGAGGCTTTTGTTTGGCTGAATAGGGGAGATGTAGAGGGTAAGGAAAGTGAGGCGATGGCTAAGATGCCGGTGCTTGAAATGTACGTTTTGCCGGTTTCTCACATGATCGTAATACCTGACCCTGAAAATATTTGGGGTGTGCTTGATTACGCTTTAGATGTTGACGGCAGAAGGATCAGATTAGGCAAGGCGAATGTGATCCACTGGAAAGCTACTAACCTGAAATTCAACCATAGTTCAAGGGAGCATTTACGGGGTATGACCCCACTGGAGCCGGGGGCAGATACGGTGCAGCAATACGAAGACGCAACTAAGGCAAGCGTTAGAATGTACCAGAATGACGGGGCGAAGGGTGTGATCTTCAATGAAACGCTTAACTCTTTATCACCTAGTCAGGAAAGCGATCTGAGGGGGGTTATCAATAAGAAGATTAACAACAACGATATAAAGGGAGCGGTTGCGCTGTTGCTTGGCAAATGGTCTTATCTGGATTTAGGCAAAAGCAATACCGACTTAGGGCTGCTGGATGGTAAGAAAATGACATGGAAGGAACTGTGCTTTTTGCTCGGTGTTCCTTACGCTTACTTCAACCCTGAAATCCCTTACGCAGATCAGAACAAGGCCGGGATTGATTTTGTGAGTAATACCATCATCCCGCTGTGTAAGAAGTTTGATGGGGAATTAAACCGGGTGTTGTTGATGGGCTTTGGTTTAGAGGGAGCGGCTTATATCGGGTCAGATTTTAGCGATCTGCCAGAGGTTAAGCAGATGAATTACGAAGTCGCTGAAAGGCTTAGTAAGCTGTGGGCGGTAACACCGGATGAAGTAAGGGAGTTGGTAGGCTACGAGGGATTAGGTGGTGAATTTGCTGAGCCTTGGGTTCCATCAGGCTACACCCCGCTCAGTCAGTTAAATGACGGGTTTGGTGATCAGGTGGCGGAACTGCAAAGAAGGGGATTGAATGACACCGCAGGAAATTGAGATTAAAAAGAGGGTTTACGAAAAGTACCCGAAAACAAAAAAAGAGTTCTGTTGCTGGCAGGAAAAACAGAGACTAACCGAACTAAGGGAGGCGTATAGAAAAAGATTGTATGACGAAGCAGGAGAGGCAGAAATACAGCGAAGCATACAACAGGGCGCAAAAGAGATTTGAAAGAAAGTACCTGAAGGTGGTTAACGCTGCACTCAGGGATCAGATAAACGGTTTTGTAGCAGTTCTTCGAAAAGATGGGGTAACGGTAGCGGTTCGGGACATGGACACCGTACTGATGAATAACGGTATCGCTAAAGCGGTGCAGGATATGTACAAAGAGATCGGGGTTTATTTCGCTAACAGGGAATACCGGTCACTGCGTAGTCAGTTACGGACGGCTAAAAAGGGTTTCGGGTTTGATCTGGATTGGATAGCTGAGATAATCAGGTATTTCCAATTACAGCTATTAACTAAGGCGGTTTTACCGATCACCGAAACAACTAAGGAGCAGATCCGGCAGATACTAAAAGAGGGTGAAGAAAAAGGGTGGGGCGTTGATCAGATTGTCCGGGAGTTGAACAGTTCGGAGCTAACCCTTTGGCGTGCCAGGATGATAGTTCGCACCGAATCGCAGAAAGCAGCCTTTAAAGGGCGGCAGATGGCGGCTGATAAGATTGAATACGCTACCACTACGGAATGGATAGCGGCAAACGATCACCGGACAAGGCATAGTCATCGCAGGGTTGATGGCGATGTAGTTGAGCCGGGTAAAAAGTTCAGGGTGCCTATTTACAAGGATGATGCGGTAATAGGATATGAAGAAATGACCGGGCCGGGTGACCCAAAAGCGAGTGCTGGCAATGTGATAAACTGCCGCTGCACTGATGCGAAAAGGATAGTTTTTGACGAGAAAGGATTACCGGTTGAAAAGACCGGATTTGTGATAAGTGAGTAAAGGATAGTGAGTATGAGAAATTATTTTGAGGTAAAGAATGTCTTTGCCGGTGATTTTGATGGCAAGGCAATGATTCAGGATGTTGACCTGAAAAGCCGGACGGTAACCGGTTACTTTTCCCGCTTCGGGAATATAGACACCGATGGGGATATGCTGGTACCCGGTGCCTTTACCAAATCTATCTCTGAAAGGGGCGGTAAAAATCTTATCCCTCACATCTTAGACCATGACATTCATGTTACCCTGAAACAACTGTCTAAGCCTAAGTTATACGAAAAGGCAGACGGTGGTTTCTTTGAATCTACAATCAGCGACACACAAAACGGAATTGATACCCTGAAGCTGTACCGGGACGGTGTTATTAATCAACACTCTTTCGGGTTCCGTACTATCCAAAAAGATAACAAGGGTAACCATACAGAAATCAAAGAGGTGATGCTGTATGAAATATCCACCGTTACACTTGGCGCAAACCCTGAAACACCTTTCACCGGGTTTAAATCACTTACCCCAATCGAATTAAAAAGCCGCTATGAAGTGCTGACTAAGGCATTCAGAAGCGGTGATTATACAGATGAAACATTTGCCATCCTAGACGCTCAGATCAAACAGATTGAGCAGGACATGGCAGCGAAATATTTGCAATCAATAGAATCTAAAACCACTGACCCGGTAGTTGCTATCAGTCAGCCGGAGGAGAAGGGAATTGATAGCAAAATCAGAGATTTTTCAATTATTAAAACATTCCTAAACATTTAAGTATGTCAACAGAGGCAAAAGGATTTAACGAGAAAGAGACTGCCGAATTAAAGTCGGCCCTTTCCGAAATCGAAAAAAATATTGGTACAAAGATGGCCGACCAAACAAAAAAGGCCATTGAAGATGCTGTGAAGCCAGTATCTGAAGGTATTGACGGGTTGAAAAACTTTCGTGTTGATGCCGAAAAGTTCCAGGGCGAAGTGAAAGAGTTTATGGACGATCAGAAAAAGAAAGCTGGTCGCATTCCCGTGAATGCTAGCGATCCCGAAGGTTTTAAGTCGGCTTTAGCAAAAGAACTGGAATCACATAAGGATGCACTCGCCTCCTATGGTAAAAACAGAAAACCGGTATCATTTGAGATGAAAGCGGTTGGTAATATCGGTGCAAACTCAAATATCAGTGTTTCTGGTACACCTGCCTTTGCACACGGTGGGCCACTTAGCGAGCCGGGTCGCAAGCCTTATGAAATCCGTCATGTACGTGATATGGGTTTAAGGATCGTACCCCTTGCGGTTGGTCAGGATACGTATGTAATTCGTGATAACGGCGGTGAAGGTGCGCCTACTGCTGTTACAGCGGGTTCAGCAAAACCACAATCTGACAGGGATTGGGTAAAAACGGTAGTTCCTGTTACTAAAGTTGCGCATTACTACAAAGTTCCTGAAGAATACCTGGCAGATATTACCTGGATGCAGGATGAGATCACTGGCGTTGGTGTTGAAGAACTGCTGGCACTTGAGGATAGCCTCATGTTGACCGCTTCCGCATCATCTACACAATTTGCCGGACTTAACCAATCATTTAATTCAACTGCGTTTTCAGCCCCTGCATCACTTGCGGCCCTGATTAATGCAGCCAATAATTATGATGTATTGGTAGCGGCCTGGACACAACTGCGCAATTTAAAGAGCGTTGCAACCGGTGTTATTTTACACCCTTCAGATTACGCAGCTATGGTGCTGACTAAGGATAGCCAAAACAATTACGTTTTCGGTGCGCCTAATCAGTCAATCCCTAACCTGTTCGGTGCGCCTATCGTACCTCATACTGCCGTCACATCGGATAAATATTTCCTGGGTGATTTCAGTAAGGTTCGGGTGGGTGTTCGTGCTGGCCTGAGTGTCAGGATTTTTGATCAGGATCAGGATGATGCAATTAAAAACCTGGTGACCATTGTAATTGAAGAAAGGATTACAATGGCAGCGGATCGTGCTGACCGTATCATCTACGGAGATTTCAGTTCCGATGCAGCAGCACTCGAAACCCCTTAACAATTAATACAACCCCGTAAGGTTGTTTAAAATTCGGAAACCGGTCGGAATAATCGGAAGTGCATCGGGATAATAGATAGCACGAGGGTCGGAACCTCCCACCGGTTCAATAGAATTAAAATGTTTGATGTAAAAATAACAAGTGAGGTAAGCAGCGAAACGGCAGTGATCCCGCTGGCAGATGTAAAGAGTCATCTCTACATCACACACAGCGATGACGACACCTATCTGACTACCCTTATCGGTAAAGCCCGCAGGACGGTTGAAAACTACACCAACAGGGCAATAGGTGGGCAGACAAGGTTATGGACGGTTGACCTCGTAGCCTGTCAGCAGTACAGGATCCCCGGCAGTCCGGTTGTTTCGGTTACAGCGGTAACAAAGAAAGATGACATAAACAGCTATGAATCGCTGACGGTTAACGATGACTATGAAATAGAGGATGCCGGCAATAAAGAGTTCAGATGTTTTTCTGATGGCAGGTACAAAATCACTTTTACCTGCGGGTATGATAGCAGCACCTTGCCATCGGATTTAAAACAGGCGATTCTTTGCCAGATCGCATACCTGTACGAAAACAGGGGCAACGAGATTAAACCTGGTCTTTGTGAAATGGCGGCAAACCTGGCAGACGGATATAAAGATTATTCATGGACGTAGGGTTATTAAATAAGGTGATTGTTTTTAAGACTAACACCCCTACAACATTAGGAGCGGGTAAGAAGGATAGTTATTCAACGCTGCTAACGACTAGGGGCAGTATGCAGCTGAAGTCCGGTAACAGGGCTTTGGATTTTGGTAAACTGGTTCAGAACAGGCAATGGGAGTTGATTGTAAGGTTTCAGACAGAACTGGAAACCAATTTATCCCAATCGCTGAAGGTTGAATATGACAGCAGAACATTTACGATTGATAGCTGGGAGAAGATGGGGGAAAAGCGGTTTTATTACAGGATCACATTAAACGAGCAGACAAATTGAGCGTAAGGACGATTGGATTTAATGAGTTCAGGACTAAGCTGA